AGTTGATTCAAGCTGGTTTATGTCTCATTGAAAAGGTGCCGAATGTCGGTTTCCGTTGGTTGAGAAATGTCACCACGCATCAGATTGACAATAATCTCGCGTACTGCGAAGCGTCAGTGAATGAAGCGGTGAACTTCGCCGTCTACGAGCTTCGTACAGCGCTAGAGACTATCGTAGGACGCCAAGGGTTCAGCGGTACTGTAAACGCCGCTCTAGGCGTCAGTGTTGGGCTTTTAGGCGAGCTAATCGCTGCTGGTGCCATCACTAGTTATAGAAATCTCACAGTGGAGCTGACAGACGATGTCATGACAGTAGATGTCGAGTTGGCACCAATCATTCCCGTCAACTTCATCAAGACGACAGTTCACTTAGTCAGCGCATCGTTTAGCGCTTAGGAGCAAAAAATGTCCACAGGTAATGTCCTTACTGGTGCCAGAGCCAGATTTAGCCTCAACGGTATCAAGGTCGGCTACGCCACGGGCGTAACTATCCGTGAGGCCATCACTTATGAGCCTATCAAAATCCTGGACTCGATCCAAGTGGTCGAACATGTACCCACCGACTATGATGTCTCGATGACCGCTGACTTTGTCAGGATAGTCGGCGAGACTATCAAGTCTCAGGCATGGTTTCCAAAGCAGGGTGCTACTCCTGAAGAGCATCTTACGAATATCCTTAGTTCTGGCGAGTTGAAGGCAACTATCGAAGACAATGAGACTGCACAGATCATCATGAATGTTGAAGGCGTCAGGATCGCTGAGCGCAATGTCAATGTGATGTCGCGTGGTGTCGTAGGCAGCAATGTATCAATGGTAGCTATCAGAGCTAGGGATGAGAGCGATCTATCGTAGGGTTACCTGACAATCTAAAAAAACACGCAAGGAGGCGAATATGAGTTCAATAGGTGCTAAACAGAGGAGAGCGCGGAAGGCGCAAACAGGGCTAGATGTTGTCGAGTCCGTTCCAGCGCAGCAAGCGGTGGAATCACTGGCAGGTCATAAGGCTGACAATCTCGGAGCAGATGGGCTGATAGGCCCAGAGCATGAGTTTGAGCTAGAGCATGTAGACCAACGCGGTAGAGCATGGCGAGGGCATTTCAAGTGTCATATACTCTCGATTCGCGAGCGCTCTCAGGTCGGTTTGACCCGTTCGCACATGGCGGCGGGAATGGTGCCGACAGGCTTAGACGCCTCGACAATAGATCTGCTCGAAATGCAGGCTCACCTAGCCGTAGCACTTGACTCAGCACCAGAGTGGGCTAACGATTTAGGTGGACTGCACGACATTACCGTTCTTGCCGCCATCTACAAGGAGGTGGCCTCGCATGAGGCTCGATTTTGGGGGTCAAACGACAATACAGATAGCGAAGTGGCTGTCGAATAAATGGGAGTGGGTGATGGAGTACATTTGGATGGAAAAGACGGGTTCACCGCCTAGACCATTTGAGGACTACGATCCACTCACCCTCGCTGCATTTTTAGGTGAGCTAGGAGCAATACTTGATAAAGGGGAGAGTACAGAGAAAACTAAACGAACGGCAGGGCGCTGGGGTGTGCCAACACTCGGAGCGACAAAAGATACAAGTAACTATGACAAAGCGTTCACGACTGGCGATCCTATCGCCGACGAGTGGGAAAGGCAACTCTCCAACGGTGAAAATCCTAAATGGTAGAATGGTAGGCTGACAATATGAGTAATACTACACAGCACAGGTTAGATCTCAAGGTAGATACATCACAAGTTCGCCGCGCTAATAAAGAGATACGCGAGGCGTTCAGTCCGAGGACTGTGAAGAGCCTATCTACCGCTGTAGGTCAAATGACTCAAGCTGTGGAGAAGATGACGCGGGCTGTTGGACATCTGACAGGACAGCTAAAGGCATCAGCATCGGCGGGGGAAGGCTATAGGCGTTTAGCTGCCGACTTGAAGACTGCTCGCGAAGAGGCTGCTAAGCTCTCGCAAGAGCTTGGTAGAATCGGCGGTAGAGGTGGTGGTGGTGGTGGTGGACGCGGCGGCTTTGTCGGCGGTGGCGGCTTCCTAAACAGCTCTGGAAATATGCGAGGGCAAGGTCGCCTATCGGGCGGTGGCGGTGGTGGTTCGCCGCAAGCGCCTATGCCTACGATGAGCGCATTAGCCTCCACGATGACAGGTATCCCATTCGTGGGGGCAGTGGCGGCAGGTGGGCTGTTAGCGTCAGCTTCCATGTACGGTTCGGCTGTTTCAGACGCAACAAGCCGTCGTGACACCCACGCCTTTTTAGGAGGTTCAGCAAGGGGCAAGCTAGGGGTTCGTTCAAGAATGATAGGGTCGCACATACCAGCAGGCGCTACCGTCTCAGCGTTGCAAAATGATTCAACATATCAGAGTATAAAGCGTGCCCATCTGCAAAAATCCTTTGCCGACCTACCCCAATATGCAGGTGACCGAGAAAGGATGACTCACTGGGGGACACAGGGAAGCCCCTATGGACGAAACGGGCAACTTTTACCTGAATGGCGCAACAGGGAGGCCGCCAGAGCGAGTGGGCTTTTTGTAGCAGGTGGAGGTGAAACTGAAGCGATGACAGCCCGCCGCAATGCTATGATTCAGGGTAGGCGTAACCGCGCTAGGGCGGCGATGTTCAGCGGTGGAGCGTCCAGCAGCGATCTGACAGCTATGGGACAGAGTTTCGGTGACGCACCTGTCGCTGCTAGGCAGGCGGCATCACAGGTATCACAGGCGATGGGACATCGGGCGAGCGCGAATCAGTTTGGATTCGCACGCGGCGCTCAGATCTCGCTAGGTATGGGGCTGCAAACCACAGGTAGTCTAATGCGGTCGATGGGCCATATGTCAGGTGGAAGCAATGCGTCATCAGAAGACAGGGTTGCTAACATGATAGGGACTGCCGTAGCCATCGGCCTAGATGGGTCAGAGCTAGTTGAACACATGGCAGGAATGGAAAGTCTACTAAAGAAGCAGACAGACTTAGGTCAGCGAAATATCGACATGGCACCAATGTTGGCCATGCAGCGTCGTTTGGGTAGTGTGGTCGATCCACACATGGCAGGTCGAATAAGTAGAGACTTCGGTTCTGCTGGTGCGCGGATCGGGATGCAGGGATCTGGCTCGCAAGAAGAGCTACTACTCGCACAGGCGATGGGCTACACTGGCACCACCGAGTCGTACATGCAGACGATGATGAACATGCAAGACCCTTCAGCCGTCAGTGCTGCTCTTCCAAACTACCTGTCACGCTTTCAAGGTTCAGGATTGTCAGAGACAGGTCGTGCGTTTTTCACACAACGAGCGCTAAAGGGCGTCGGTGTGAATGTCCACGGCGACACAGCTAGGGCGCTAGGCGGTCTAGCGGGTGCCTCAGAGGTTGGAGGTGCAGGCGTCACCGCCGCCGATGTTATATCGGCAGGGCGGGGTGCCACTGGTGGAATACTTACAACAGAGGCAGGACTAGAGTCTCGCAGAATAGAAATAGGCTATCGGTCAGCGGCTGCGGTGCAGAATCTGAACTCTACGATGATCGCCCTAGCCAGCACTGCCATGAATACACTCGAACCCGCACTCAACAAGGTGACAGGCTGGCTAAATGATCTAGCAGGCGCTGCCGACAATGCCACCTCGGATCTTAGCGGCTCAGGAGCAGGCGGCGCAGGCGGTGGCGGATGACAGCAGGTCATACGGCAGACCACTTTGGCGGCGGTACAGCTTACAGCCAGCACTCGTACCTATGTATCACCTTCCACAAGTGGGGTGATCCTAGAGACACAGATGGATACGAACCTGAAGGGGCACCCTTTGGGAAAGATATCCCTGCATACCAAAAAACCTACACCGCAGCCACGCCTCAACAGGTACACGCTTTCAGCGGGCAGGGCGAGCGGACATCAGTACTGACAATGTCAGCGCAAAAGTCACTAGGACAAGCGGCAGGTGCCTTTTCCATACAGTTGAAAGGCACAGTTGAAAAATATAGTACTTATGACGGCTTGAATGGCGACACGATCTACGAAGGTCAGGAGTGGGATCAAGTTCTACACGATGGTGATTGGTGTGAGATAAATGTTGTTGTGAACGGCGGTAAGCAGCACATCATGGTAGGCAGAATCGACTCAATCTCTGCGAGAGTGTCAGCGTCTGATGACGCCATTACTAAGACTGTAACCGTCGTCGGTAGGGATGTAGGCGCAATCCCAGAAGATGTACCTGTCTACTTCAATCCGTATGATCCAAACCATGCTAATCCTGCTGGGGTAAAGGTTGCTGAACTGCTAGGCCCAGATGCCATTTTGACAGGCTCACCCTCAGAGATCGCAGTCCAAGTATTGTCAGCCTTTTCGTCGGGTGGGGTCTATGGTCAACAACCGTCCTTCCCCGCAGGGATGTTCGGCGACTACGAAACGACATTTGCAGATGCGCTTGACAAGTCTAGGGTGTCTCCGACACGCGGTAAGGTACATGCGGCTAGTATGCTATCCGTCACATCATCAGGTAGCCTCTGGGAATATGCGTCATCATTCGTAGTACCGCAGTTCAATGAAATGATTATCGACACACTCGCCACCACATCTTCATGGATGATGACTGGTTTATCGGGTGTCGGAGACTCATCTTACCATGTCCGAACGGTCAACCTGACAATCCGTGAGAGGCCGTTCGTCAACCTATCTGATGGTGGACGCAGTCCGTGGTTCAAACTCACGCCTATAGTGGTTGATCTCTCTGAGATTCAGAACCTTTCGCTGAGTAAAGGCAAGAATCGTATAAATCAGATTCATGTCATGACCCAGATGCCGTCAGGTATGGGACAAGAATCAATGGCGCTGTTCCCACCAGCCGTTGACATCCAATCGGCTAAGCGCTGGGGCTTGCGCCGCTTAGAACAGCGAACCCAACACGCTTTTGGTGCTAGTGGTAATATAGCCGACACCGACGAGCCGAAACACTTACGCAACTTACTCGTTCATTGGAATGTGCTAAACCCTTACTACTACACAGGTATGATTACATTAGCTCGCTTACGACCAGACATTCGAGTTGGCACCAAAATCGTCTTAGTAGGCGCTGGTTTACCAATATGGCCTACACTGCCACCTGCTGACGCGCCAGTCGGCACTGATTGTGGCAGCGCGATGACCTTTTATGTCGAAGGCGTACAGTACATGATGCAAGGCGGTGAGATGCCGACGATGCAGACTCAGTTGATGGTTTCGAGGGGCTACCCTGATGACAAACGCTTCGAGGACATCACCATACTCTCAAGCTATTGGTCAGACGCAACTGATGGGCAGCAGGGCGCTTGTATGTCTTCTGGTACAACCCCCGCTACGGTGATATAATGGGATTTCCTGACTATTTGACATGTTCAAACAGTGTTAGCGGCAAGCGTTCGCAAGGCGTTGATACCACTAGATTCGCTCATGGTATAATCGTAAGAGCCTACATCACAGAGGTCTACGGCTGGGACGACGCTAGTCAAGCCTGTAGCCCTGCAGCTACAGGATTGTCAGGTGAGTTCGTTGGTGTGCTGTGCGATGTCATGGTCATCGAGACAGGTGTCAGTGGCTCACTCTATAAAGTACCAGTGATGTCAGGTAGTGCGGGGTTCGATGATGTCTCGTTCTGGCGACCCCGTAAGGCCACAAAAACAGCCTCTGGCGACCCCTTCACCTTAGCTGCGACGACTGTGTCAACACCATTGTCAGCTACAGACGGTGATTTAGTCGTTATAGGGTTTCTAGGCAACGATCTTGCCCAGCCTGTTATCTTAGGCAAGCTCCCAAACCACAATACAACTTACCCAGTTACCACTGCGAACCTAGACAACTATGCTTGGATAAACAGGGCAAAACATGCGCTGCTAGGTGTCGAGGAGACAGGTCGTGTAGTCATCGACACCAATACACAGTTTGATACTGACAATACCCTTGACGATGAGATTGTACTACGCACCAGCGGCGCAACCATTACTGCAAGCGGTAGCGGTATTGCGGTCGAAGGCAACAACCAAGGCACCAGCGCCACAACCCAAACAGGTCTGACAATCTCAGTCGGTGCAGGGCAGACGGTCAGTATCAGCGGGAACGGCACCAATATCGGTGGCGCAGAGGCCGTAGTGTTGGAGACGACGCTCACGGATCTTGCCACGGTTCTTACTGAATGGTATCCTGTCATCCAAGCAGCGGCGGGCTTCTTCGGGGTCACACTCGTCCATAGCGCAGCGCTAATCCCAGCGCTTACAGCAGGCGTGTCATTGTCAGGTTCATCGTATACATCAACTTCAACGGAGACTGACTAAAATGGCATTGTCAGCGGCAGACTTAGAGTCAGAGATAATCAGCGCAGTCAAGGCGGCTGTCGCAGCCGCTGATCCTGAAGATGCTGGCGAGGCAGTGTGGGGTGCCGTCGCTGAGGCTGTAGTTGACCACCTGAAGTCTAATGCTGAAGTCACCACTGCCAACAGTGACGGCTCAGTTACTACGACAGGAGAGATAAAATGAGCGAATGGAGCGTCCAGCTATACAAGCCCCTCTACGGCGTTGCAACAGGTGCGTTGGCGACTACGCTAGAGCGATTGCGTCAAACGCAGATGGCAGACGATGCCTATACGAAAGAGTATGTCTACGCCATAAGTATTCATAAT